ACTTATATTCTGCATAGAAAGCCGCTCTAAGGTTTCTAATCTCTTCGATAGTAAGGCGCCTTCCAATTTGGGTGGAGGCTTCAGAAATCCAAGAATCGCACTCTTCGTGTATTTGTTTAGATATGTTTGTTGATATAGCTGCAAAGATTTTATCTTGACTTATGTCTTCTTCAGGTGAAAGATTAAATAGTATTTCAAATTTCATCATTTCGGCCTGCTTTGTTTGATCACTGCTCAAGCTTCTCATGTTCTTCTTTCCGAACCCATCAAGTATTACAGAGTTTACAGCTTTGGATATTTTTTCTTGAGCTTGTTTTGCCCATAACTCAATAGCAGCTTTGCGTCTAGGCTTAAATGTCCTTCTTTCTCTTTGTATGGAATCTCTTGAGTTCTTTGGTCTTCCGGGGCCTTCAGTGGGCGGAGTGTCTTTGTCTTCCGTGAAAGGAAGCATTTGTTGTTTCTCTTCTTTATCATCCGGACTTTTCTTCTCTTTAGGTCTTCGCATCTCAAGAGCTGGTTCTTGACCTTCTTTTCTTTCGTCAAGATCTAAGCCTACTTCACTAGGAGTAGCAACTCCTGTTTGCAAGGCTATCTTTTCTAAGGAGAAGTCTTTATCTACGGCATGGAACGGACTAATCTTTTCTGACATAGTTCCTCTATTCCTTCTCTTATCCTCATTAGATAAACGCTTACGCTCAACTGAAGGCGTAGCCTTAATGTTTCTTTGAACAAACTCGTCGCTAATGATATTTCTATCAGCTAGATTTATCATGAGTTGAGTCATTGAAGCTGGATCATCCAGATACATAAAATCAAATTCTACTTCAGCAGGTGATCTAAAGCCCATTGACTCCTGAACTATCTTTACTTGTTCATTCCAAAAATTTGATAGAATGTTTCTAACATAGTTTAGTCTCTCTGTTAAAGTTTTAAGAGAGATAAAGTTGTTGGTAGTCCCAGATGCTCCAAATGTTCCAGTGAGCGTTGGGGGTATTCCAAGACATGCGTAGATAGCCATAAGTGTAGGATGATATTTCTCAGCCCCTAAAAATCTTTGAACGTCTGTTCCTGTTTCTATTAACTCAATATCAGGACCCCAAACAATATCCATTGTACCTCCTCCAACATTGGTTCCTAATATGTCCCCAAGTGCTGAAGCGGCAGATGCTGTTGGTGCTAGCTTATGATCTAGATTACCAAGCTTCCAAACTCTAATCTTAGATATAGCTCCGTCCAGAGCTGCTTGGTCTGCTAGCTTTAATTTTTCATATAGAAGCAAGTCTTTGAAACATGCGTAGGTCATAGGATCTGCCCACTCTTGCCAGTCGTCTTTTTTGTAGTGGAACATAAAAGTTTTATCCGGAGGGAGTATTACCCCTTCGCTTGATTCTACTGCCCTCAGTAGGTCTGCAGGTATTTGTGCTAAAGCATTTTGATCTGCAATTTTTCTACTTGATTGTAGCCTTCTGATTTCTTTCTTCATATAAGCTGGTATTTTCATTTTATATAAACGATTACCAATCATATTTGATACAACACCACCTACGGGTTCTACCAATAAAGGATCTAAAAATAGATACTGCCAAGGTATTTCACCTTTTTGAAACTTTTTATCATTTAAAATTGCCTGCATATCTGGAGAAGCTACGGATTTCTGCATCTTTAGTCTTTTTTGTTTGTTGAGCTTGGCAGTCTTCATACGAATGGGCACATTCGCTTCTCTAAACAAGAGGTTGCAGACTCTCTCTGATACAAAAGGACCTTTTACTCGACTAAACCAATCATTATAAAACTTTTCTATTCGTGGGTTCTGATGAACCAAGCGAATGCCTTGGCAAGCAAAGTCGCCCATAAGATCTATCGCATTTCGGATTAATCCTATTCTACGATAAGCCGTTCGAGCGAAAGCGATTATTTCTTTACTTTTAGTCGGGACTGCTTGTCCGGGTCTAAACCAATCAAAATCTGGTTGGCCTAAACCGGGTCTGCCGCTGAGATTAGTTGTTAGGTCAGAGAAGTCTCTTCTTCTAGAACCTAAGCTGGCATATGAAAACTCCGAGACAGCCTCTCCATAGCTAGCTATAGCTGCTTGTCTTTTGTCTTCATCACTAGAGTCCCAACTTACATAAGCTGAAACATCATCAAAGTTAATTTCTTGACTTTTGGGATATTTTCTTTTTGCCACTTTTTCTCCAATGTGCATTGAGAGTTAAACAATACCTATTGTTTTTTACACCAATTCCTATTGATTCTTATTTATTTTAAAACATGTATTCTGATCAAAGTTTTTAGTCCATTCTGGACCAACATACATTCTTCCATTACCGTGTCCATCTGAAGGTCCAGCGACCCTACCAATACTTTCGTAAACTGGGGTTGGAATTATGAACCTTTCAGACCTAGCAATCATATTAGCTATAACCAGCGCACTATAACGGTCTTTCCTCATCCTACCTTTTTTACCAGTCTCCAACTTAATTTGTGGAGTGTCCCATCTTTCTCTTCCTGCTTGAGTGACTGTTATAACGATTGTAGATAGCTCACTCTTAAGTTCCTCTATTTCCATTACAGCATCCTCTAATGTATCATAGAGTCGGAGAGCTTCGTCTCCTCCTGTTTTTTCTTTCATATTGTTAAAAAATATCTTATCTTTTTCAGTCATGATACTAAGGCTAAGCGTGTCAAATCTTGGAAACAACATAACCTTGTCCTCCATGTCTTTTCTCATTCCATGATTAGCCTGAGCTGTCCAATCGGCCTTTGCAAAGTTGACAAGTTGTAGTATGTGATCTCCGGGAAGATCATCTGTATCTTTTGGTTTATCTTCTATGATTGGATATATAGGCCTTTCACCAGTTCTTAACTTGTCTAAATCTCTAAGACCTTCTGCTATCGTAAAACCTCCACCTTGAGAGTCTATACCAACAACCCCACAAGGAAACACCTGTAATAAATCTCTAATCTTTCTTGCACAGAAGCTATAATAGTCATGAGTATCTGTAAGACCATATTTTTTCCTGCCTGCAAAATCTTTCTTATTGGTCGTCCACACATAAACAACTCGCTGATGCTCAGGATGAACCTCCATTACTACTATTGCAAAATTATCCTGTTCTGATGCAGGATCTATGCCCATGACATATTTACTTTTGGGGTCTCCTCTTGTTATGGGATCGAATGGATCTGGACACCAAGGAGCCCAATTGTGCTTGTTACAGTTCTCATCGCTAGCAACACAAGAATGGATCAAGCTTCTTTTGAAAAACCCTTGACTGTCATCTGTAAAACATGCGCCATATTCCATTTGATAGATACCGTTATGCATGGTTGCTCTAGCCCTAGCAACTTGCTGGTCATCCATAAATCCCTCTGGTATAAGTTCATAGGGCATTCTAATCACAGAGAAGTTTTTCCAGTCTAACCTCTTCATGTAGTCTGGAACATCATCAGGGTCTTCTCCCATCTTCTCAGCAACCTTTCTAAAGTCTCCTTGAGTTTGTATTGTAGACTTATACTTGTTCCAGTAGTTTGCATATGGTTCAAAAGCATATCCGGCAGTTCCAGCTATAATAGACTGATTGCTTTTCTTTTCAGAATAGCTTTCTTCCATCTTGTCTTCCCAAGTCCCAGCATCCTGCATTTTTTTTCTTTTAGCTGCTTCTTTTACGTTCTGCGTAGGATTGCTAGAAACAGCAGCAAAACCTGCAACGACCGTTTCGTAGATATGAGTAGGTATCGAGTTAAATTCGTCTGCAATGATCGTATGAGCGCGTAAACCACGAATCTTGCTACCATCACCAAGAGGAACAGCCATAGCCCAGCTATCATTTATTCTCATTGTACATCTGTCAACATCTCTTCTTGGGCCGCTACTGTCTGAGCATATACTTTGTAGAAGAGGTGCGCTACGCCATATCGTATCCATATATTCAAAAATAACTTTGGATTGACGGAAAGCAGCTCCAACAATAACTATCTTCGTTCCCGGTATGAGAGTGCATCTAAGCAAGCAATATACAGCCAATAAAAAAGACTTGCCAAAACCACGACTAGCTATATACATAGGAAAAGCCCTGACCCACATTTCCCTAAGAATACAGGTCTGGACTGGAAGCAATTCTATGCCGAGAAGTTTCTTTACTGTCCACTGGAAATATTTTGGCTTTCTCATTATAGATATAATATGGAGATGGAGATTGTCTTTTTGATCTGGTGTTAGATCGTCTAGTGGGTTGTCAAACCCGTCTATATCTTCTGGTTCAACTCCGAGCCAAGCATTGTCGTTGGAATTTATTATATTATAGATTGCATCTCTAGTGCTCTTTTTCATAAAGCTCGTGAACCTTTCTCATTATTAAAAATGCTAGCTGCTCTGCTCTAACTTTATCTCCGCATGCTATAACGTGTATTCCGTGCTGTAACTGTATTGAAGAAATGACCCTTTGCATATATTTCCCTTTTATTCTTAGAGATCCCCATGCTCTTTGTGGAATGCCTGAGCCATGAGGATATCTTTCTATGTCAGCCCAGTTGAATTCAAACAACAAAAAGGCATGAGGGAAAGTAGCCATCTTTTCTAACTCTCTGTGAAATCTTTTCTCTCCACAGTTGCCAGCAAATTCCGAGACACTTTCTTTTCTTTCTATACAAAGTAGATGTTCCATTCCTTCGATTGCATAGTCTCCAACATCTACCTTAGAAACTTCAGTTCCTATACAGTAAGCGTCTTCTTCAAACCACCACCCGTGTCCCTTTTTCTCTCGGGTGTCTTTTATAACTTTGAATCTACTCATCTTCTTTTTTCTTTAATCTTCTTAAAGCTTCCCACTCTAAGATTTTAAAAAACAATTGCTCGTAAACCTCCTCGTTGCCTTGAGTCCTTTTATGGCACTCCTTGCACAAGGTTATACCATTACATGTATCATATCTCATTGAAGGATGACTAGACCACTTCTTTATATGATGTACCTCTAATCTAGATTTAGACCCGCATCCGGGAAAGAGGCATTTATTACCATCTCTCTTCCGGACTGCTTTTCTAAAACTTGCGTAGGCAGGATCTTCGTAGTTTCTACCACTACGGAACGAACCGAACCTTTTGTATTTCCCTCGACCTCTTTTCTTCCGCATTGATATCGCTTTCTACCATTCGATGTACAAGGTTTGTAAAACTGACCTCTCTCTTCCAGTCTAAGTTTTTCTCTGCTTTATTTGGCTTGCCTTTTAGATACTCGACTTCGGCTGGTCTATAAAACTGAGGATCTACTACAAAATAATCTTCATAATTAGATACTCCAATATATTCAAAAGCCTCACTTAAAAATTGACGAACGCTATATGTTTCTCCTGTGGCAATAACATAGTCTTCTGGCTCTTCCTGTTGTAGCATGAGCCACATAGCATTGACGTAATCCTGTGCATGACCCCAATCCCTGTAAGCATCTACATTACCAAGTCTAAGCTTTGGAAAGGAATCTCTACGACTATGTATATGGTCATCTATAAACTCAAAGTGTTGAGGCGAAGCATCTAGCCCCTGAACTTCTGCCCATCTAACAAACTCAGCAATCCATTTGGTTATTTTGCGCGTAACAAAATTTTCACCCCTTCTTTCGCTCTCGTGATTGAATAGAATTCCACACGCGCCAAAGATTCCATAGCCATCCCTATAATTTCTGACCATATGATGCGAGGCTAACTTTGCAGCGGCATAAGGGCTTTGTGGTTCAAAAACAGTATGTTCGTCTTGGTAGTGATCCCAAACTTCGTCACCCCAAACACTGCTCTTGGACTTTGTTACAGATTTTCCAAACATCTCTGATGTAGAAGCTTGGTAGAATCTTGTCTCGGGAGAAAATCTTCTGATAGCCTCTAAAAAATTGACAACACCAACCGTATTGACCTGAAAGGTATAATTAGGCTGGTCAAATGATGTCTTTACATGAGACTGGGCTGCGAGATTATATATTTCATCCGGCTTGTGGCGCTCTACCGCTGAATATACTGATCCTGAATCAGATATCTCAAATTCTTCAATTTTAAGTTTATCAGAATCAATGTGAGAGATCCTATCTAGAGTAGATGTGCTACTTCTCCTTTTGAGTCCAATAACCTCATAACCCTTCTCAAGTAATAGTTCTATTAGATAAGAACCGTCCTGTCCTGTGGCTCCTGTTACAATCGCTTTCTTTCCCATAGTTTATTCCTCTTCTTTAATAGTATTTGCATTTAAGAATGGCTGATCAACGCTACCATCCTCGTATGTATGATATTCAGACATCTCTTCAATAGACTTGTCTGCAGCAATTCGGTTAATTTCTATGTCTATACCTTCACGCTTACGAACCTCTGGATCATCAAGTTGCTTTAACCAAGCTGAGAAGTTTGTCTTTGCATCTTCTGAATTTCGCTTACGTTGTTCTCTTGTACCCTTTAAGTCTTTTAACAATCGCTCCTTCTTAGTTAGAAGTTTCTCATGTTCATTAATGTATGCAGACTTAGAAGCGAAAGCAGCGCCTAGTTGCGTCTGGAAACTTGCGATAGCCTGAGTGTCTTGCATGACTTCAGGTTTACGAATCTCATCGTCAATGAGCTTATTGAGTCGCTCTATATTTTTCATAACCTCTTGGCGATCTTCCATTCCACGATTAATAAGAACCTCAGTTCTAATAACCTCTAGGATCTGCATTTCTTCGGTGTGTGTAACATCTTCACCAAACTGTTTAAAATAATCAATCCACTGATGCTCAAAGAAAATAATCTCTCCATCAGAAAACTGCTTCTTAAGTTCGTGATAATAATAACGACCACGAAGATGAACTAATAAATGCTCATCATCCGTCATATTCCGCGCCTTAAGATTTTCCTTATCAATAAACTTGTTAACAGGTCCTACAGTGCGATTAAGAACAGATGCGATCTCCTCAATAGATAAATCAAAACAATTTTGTCTAATATAATCCATTTCCGAATTAGACAATTTACCTCTCTTGCGCTGGGTCAATTCCATTCTCCTTCAAAATAACAGAAAGCTCCTCTAAAAGCCTATCTTTCCTAACCTTCGGAAGCCTTAGATTATTAGTAAATCTTATCCAGTCTTCTCTGAAATATACATGTAATTCCTGATCTATTAAATTAATAATATCACGAGTAAACAAATCATCCAAAGCACTAGACTCTTGCTCCTTCTCATAAACAGTACTATAAGAGCTCATTAAATTCCTTTTGGCAGTATTTCTATCTGACCATCCTTTATATAGCTTGCAGTCCATCATGTTGTCGAATCCAGTGCATTCGTAGTTTACATACAATGGACATGAATCACAGGGTTTCTCTGGTCTACCATAATTGTTTCGCTTAAAATTATAAAGGCGATTTCTTACATGTATCCAAAGAAAATTTTCAAGAGGTCTAGAATCATCCCAAGAGTCATTTATGCCTTCCCAAGCAAATAGTGCTGCTTGCTGTTTCATATCGTCTATAGTATGATATCCAAATCTGAATTTCTGACCTAGTCTTGAAGATACCCTTTCTATGAT